TTACCCTCTATTGTCAAAAGGGTTCAATTCAACAGCAGCCTCTAAATGACCTGGAGCAAAATGCGCATAACGCATAGTCATTTTTATATCGCTATGCCCCAGTATTTTTTGCAACACAAGAATATTTCCGCCCCGCATCATAAAATGACTGGCAAACGTGTGACGTAGCACATGAGTTAATTGCCCATCAGGAAGCTCGATCTTCGCTCTCTTAATTGCAGCGTCAAAAGCCTCATAACATGGTGAAAATAGCGCTCCTCGTTTTTTAGGAAGCATAGCCTGCAATTGAGGTGAAATCGGTACAGTGCGGTTCTTCTTTCCTTTAGTTTTAACAAATGTGATTCGACCGGGCAGTACTTGAGATTGCTTTAATCCTTCTGCTTCACTCCACCGAGCACCCGTCGCAAGCCCAATACGGACAACAACCCCCAAATCTTTATTCCGTGACTCATCACACGCAATCAGAAGGCGCTCAATCTCATCTACATACAGAAACGCCAGTTCCTTTTCTTCCTCACGAAACTTGCGAATACCAGTCAGGGGGTTTTCACCAGACCACTCCCCAAGGCGCTTCAGTTCGGCAAAAACAGCATGTAGATATGACTGCTCGCGATTAACGGTTGCTTCACTAAGTTTTTTCTTCCCCTTGGGATTCCATTCTCCAGATAGCCTTCTTTCCCGATAAGTAGCAAACATATTTTTGTCAAACTGAGAAGCAAATGGATCTCCCAGCCTGGAACAAATCGCCTCAAGTTTGACTTTGCGCTCTGCACCAGAGGACAAGGTTTTACCGTACATCTCAAACCAACGAGCAATCAACTCAGAAAGACGAGGACCAGAACCATCTTGAAACTCGTCTCCAACTCTACTATTCATTAAACGGCGCTCATAAGAGAGCGCCTCACTTTTTGTCGCAAACTGTTTACGTATGCGTTTTCCCGATGCCCCGTAGGGATAACATTCGCAAAGCCATTTACCTGATGGAATCTTACGAACCGACATTTTAGTTACTTATCACATAAATCAAATGCAGCCTTAGTGACATCCCCCAGACTCTTTTTTAACCCTGGGGCGGCATCATTATCTAGCCAAAATGGATTATTGTTATCTAACGGTAACGCACCAAATGTTTTACCTTTTATTCGAGCCAAACCTGTAAGTGCATATAACTTATTATCGTCAAAATTCATCACATAAGGATTACCATCAAGACACTGTAATTGAACCTCATCAGTATTAAATGGCCATACCCCATTGAAACTCTCACGTTCAATAGTTTTAAAAGGCATTGCGAGGGCGGAAAAAGAAAACATAGATAAAAAAGTAACTAATAGTTGAACCTTTTTTACTTTCATATCATTACCTCAATTTAGCTCAAGTAAGATTACAAATTAAAAAACGCCCTAGAAATGACACCGCCTACCAAAACCCCTACGCAGATAAAGAATATTATTTCTTTTGGATAAAGTCGGATTAATTCTGAAGCACGAAGTCGGACTTCTGGTAAGGTCGAACTCTCTGTGTGGCTTGATGCCGATTGTTGCTCTAACCACGACAATGCAGACTGTAACTGAGAACGAGTAAGATCGTTTAAACGTCCTGTACCGAAATTGATATGGCAATACCGCAGAAGTTTTTGTCGAAGTCCACAGTCTTCACTGTTACGTAGTAATAAACTTACAAGAGCCTTACAGGCATCATGATCTTTACATCGCTCAAGCATTGCATGCAGAAAACTCTCCGCTGTTTTATATTGATTTACTGTCATATCATCAATACCAGCTACACCAATCTCCGCATGTACTTTTTGCCAAATAATAAACGCTTCAGTATTGCTAGCTTCTGCAATAGCAGCAACCAAGCTATTTAGCTCCTTACGCTGAGCCTTAAGCAAAGGGCGATCGTCATCATCATTATTCGAAGGGATTGCGATATTGACGGTCTGAGAACCATCATATCGCTCTATCTGAATATTCTTTTCGTGAAAATCACGCCCAGCAACGCGATTGTTTGAACCGTTTGAGTTGACGGCCATGTCACCTCCCTACTATCACCTACCCTTAGTTTCGTTATAGTCACGACCAGCGATACGGTTTTTACCACCAGAAATATTTAACTCACGTCCTGATGGCTGAGTTTCCTTTTCACTGATCGCACCTTTTAAAGCCCCAATCACCGCGTTTTTCACATCTAACGAAGCTGCTCGAAAGCGAGTAATCAACTCCTGCTCATCATCGTTATAAGTTTCAGGTGAGTGAATTCCCAACACAACATACTGAACATCAAGGCCAAAACGAGACAGCGCTGCCAAATACGCAGCATCAGGAAAGCTATCTCCTTTCTCATATCTAAGCTGAGTTAGCTTTTTGACTCCACCAATGTCGCTCATGGCAACTTGACTAAGTCCCAATCTTTCCCTTTCCTCACGCAACCGCTGACCAATATCATTTTTCATACAAAAACCTTGACAGGTATCTTTTTTGATACCAAAATGATTTCACGAGCTATTAGATGATCACAATATACCACTATGAAACAAGTTCTTCACGATACCAGATCACGCATTCCGCGTAACACCGCCACAGGTCCAAGACTGGCACTTCGGCTGTCCCTCGAGGAGCGAGCCGTCATTGATGAAATGGCAGCTAAAGAACAACGCTCATCCTCTAACATGGCGCGCATGATCTTCCTTCGCGGCCTAGAGCTAACCCAGAAAGAACAAAACAAATCTTCCTGATCAGGAGGCTAGTGGGATGTCAGGTATAACCATCAATATCAATGTGAATGCCCCCTATGTATCCCTGCAGAAATATGCAGAGATAACAGGTATCCCTCTTAATACATGCAAAAAGATGTTGGCTGACGGTCGAATTATTATCCGCCCCAAACGCGCCAAAATGGAAAAGCCTGAAGTAAACCTTGTGGCGATGTTAAAAGACGCTTTGGCTAACAGCTAAAACAATGAACAGAGCACCATCATGAAAAAAAACGCTAATAATCCATACTCCAAATTTCGTAATGGCGTAGAACGCCATGTACACCACGTCGCTACCAGTGCATCACGTAGTAACAGTCGCTATAACCTGAACGAGACGCACGCAACACCGGATGGCCACGCTGTAAAACAAATCGGCGAGCATGCCTGGCTGATTGAGAAAGCTGGAATCGTGGTCCACAAATGCCCACGCAATCCGTTTACCGGAAACCGCATTTTTGCATTGAACTGCGGCGACAATCACTTCGGGCAGGATTTCACATTATACGAAGCACTTCGCACGGTTGATCGTCTGCTTCGCGGGCAAAGTTTTATTAAACAGGCTGATTTATAACAGGTGCTTTATGACCAAAGAGCATGCACAAGGTGTATTTATCCGTTTTATTGATTTTCGCGGTGAACTGTTATTACGCGCATCAGCCATTGACGGAGTTGTTCCATCCGAAAAAAACGCAGCTACTTACGTTTATCTGAACGGTACGCGCCTGACTGTGGAGCTTCCGTACCAGACCGTACGAGAAATCATTAGCGAAGCTGAAAAGGCACGTCAGGTTAATGGCGATGAACCCTATATCGAAATTATTTGTATGGATTCAGAAGCTGAAATTCAGAAAGCAGATTAAAGGGCGTTGCGATGGGCAAAGAATATAAAACTCTCATTAACAAAGCACTTGAACGATTTTATTTTCGCTTAAGTGCATCAGGCGCTCATGCTGAACATGCAGCCCGTGACTCATTGACCAGGGCAATCCGGAGTTTGTATGACGTTGCTTTTTACGCTGATGATCTGGATGCACTGAACGAACTTTCCGAGCTGATCTGTGCCGCAGAATGCGGGGAACACATTGAACCGTATAAGCTGGGGAATATCGCATGAGTATATTTATCTCATGGCTTGTTCTGATTATTTCGGTGGCCTGCGCCATTGGGATTATGCGAATTATTCATTCAGTAAAAAAGATTGAACGCTTTTTCACTGACAAATAATAGCTTAAACAAAACACCAGATTAAACCCGAAAACCTGAAAACTATCCGCATTCGCGGAGGTATTCGCACACGTAAATAACGGAGATATAAAATGAACGCAAAAGAAAAAAATATTATCAATACATTAAAAATAGTGTCAGCAGAGCAAGACAAGCTGTCCAGGGCAGCCCAGAAAGATAATCAACATATGGCAGCGCTTTACGCACTGACCATCGCAATAGCCACCTCTGAAGCAGCCAAAATTATTGAGGAACAGGGCAAAGAAATCGACACTCTTAAAACACAGTCAACAGTTGCAGCCATGAATCCGTCCAGCATTGGACGCCGCATTTACATTCTTGGTTCGGCAATAATGACGCAATACACCATTATTGCCGAACTGCACGGCAACTACCTGATAACGCCTTACCACACAAAAGAGTCAGAGCTTCTGACAAATCTCCGCCTGATAGAACGATCTCAAGCTGTATTCATTGATGACGCGCAACGTGCCGTATTTCACGCATAGGGTTACTGGACAAAGGGGGCGCAATGGCAATTAAGCATTTTCCCATCATTCGCTTTACCTCCAGAGGGCGCGAATACGAGGTCGACGAACGCCTGATTACCACTATCGACAAACATCGTTCGGAAAAGGATGCACACCACATCTACCTCACTGACGGCACTTACTTCTGCGCCACCAACGTGGCGCGGGTGAATCTTATCCGACAGGTACAGGAGCCACGCAAATGACCATTCTGGACTACATCACTACACATCCGGGTTGTAGCGGCGGAGAAATCGCCGCAGCACTGAACACCCCAACCACAGCTATTAATGCTGAGTTACGCCGACTTTGGCGCAGCGGCTTAGTCATCAGAACAAACCGCAGCACAGGTGGTCGCGCTCGCAAAACTGGAGGCCAGGCTTCTTACCACGTAAACCCGATGCCGTTCGGGTGTAGCAATCCACTTACTCACATGTTTAACCAGCTACTGAAGGAAGCCAGAACATGAGCACCATCAACCACCAGAAGCTACGCGAACTGGCATTTGCCCTGCAACGAATGGCAACGCCTCAAAAATTACTGGCATTTCGCGCAATGCTCTCGCCGTCTGCCGTGCTGGCACTGCTGGATGAGCTGGAGCACGCCAGAACCACGGCTCCTGCCATTCGCCTGACGCTCCATCATGAAATCGCTGATTTCTGCGCGACGTTGAAGGCGCCAGGCGAACCGGAAACACCGGAAGCAATACAGCAAGAGCTGCTGCAACGCATTGACAAGGTTTTTGATTTTTTTCTGAACCAGTAAGAAACCAGAACATGCACACACAAAAAAACCGCTTGCCATGCCGCAATCAGTCAGGTTACATTTCCGCTGCACCTCACAAAACGGGTGTCGGGTTTCGCAGCCTGCTGACTACACAAGCGCACAACCGCGCCAGCGGTTTTTTTGTGCGTACTGTATTGCCACGTTTTTTTCGCGTCAGAATTATGGCGGGGCGTACGGGGCCGACTTCGGTCGGGCCGGGTTCTTGTGTAGCCGGTACTGCGAACCTCGTACGTCTCGCCACCCACAGTTTCGCAGCTCTGGATGGTGAGTTTTCACAACTTACTACACAAGGGGCCACACCATGGCAAACCGCAAACCACACCGCGCTATCGCGGAGCGTCGTCACATCCAGACTGAAATCAACCGCAGACTTTCCCGCGCATCACGCGTCGCGCAAATCATGCACATCAATATGCTGCATGAGCGCAGCCACGCACTATCAAACATTTATTCCGCCTCTGTTTTCAGCTATCTGGCGGATGATCTGCACGAGCTTCAACAGCTCATCCAGCAGCAAAACAAACTCCATTAATTCCTGTTCCGGGCCTTTCCTGCACCTTGCGGCGGGAGGCCTTCGCACATCTGTAACAAGAGGATTGCCGCAATGATTCTCGCCAACGACTTTCTTGAATACCTGCTCAACACAGAACGTGATCTTGCCGCTCGCGTGCGTGATCGTTATGACATGTACCAGAAATCCCTGCCTGTACCGCAGCTCGCTGACGGAAAGATTGTTATTGATGGTCGCTACATGATTGACAGCCACGAGGGAAATTACAGGCTTTACCGCATTGAAGGTGGCACCCCGTCCGTTATTGGCATTTACCAGCGCCCATCCTCTGCAATCGTCGATGTGATTGCCGACAGCATCCGCATCACACATCGCCATGCCGACACAGAAGACACCGTGCTGGAAATTCAGCGGCTGGCTACAGCCTGCCGCGACACCCTGAATGGCATGACGAAGTAAATCACTATGACGGCAGAGTACATCAGGGACTGGCAACAACCGCGCCACGCAGTGGGGCGTGAAGGAACGGGGATCCCCGCTCCTGAATCCGCGCTTTCCTCCTGGCTGGATGCCTACCGGGTAGAGAACGAGCGCCGCCAGGAAATGGCTGATGCGGCGTTCTCCGCAACGCCGCTGGGCAACCTGATTAATAAAAGCCTGGACGCACAGGAAAAACAGGACAAAACCATCACACTGGCAGGAGACGCCAGAAAACAGGCACGCGGTGCGGTGGATGAAGCCATGGCCTCGCTGCGCCTGCTGCCGTCCTATCTGCGCGATCCGCTTATTCGCCACCTCTCCTTCCTGCGCAAAAAACAGGAAGCCGATCGTCAGAAAGGCAAAAAGAGCTGGCAGGCTGAACGCTACGCGCGCGGAAACCTGCGCAAAATATTCGAACGTCTGGAGCGCACCGATCACCGCTGGCTGACACAGGGTTATCGCTCCCTTGCCGGACGCGAACGCCTGGACGATTTGCTTTACCTGCCGCAGCTCAACAAACACCAGATACAGACGCTGGCCACCATGACGGCGGCGATGTTCAGCAGCACCTTCGAAAAACTCTGCGATGGCTTTGGCGCGACCGATGGCGAACTGACCATGGATGTAACGCTGAAGGCGTATCAGATGCTGGCCCGCATGGCGTTACACCTGCACGCCATGCCTCCACATTATGACGCACTGACAACAGACAAAGACCGGAGGAACGAACCGGACACGGAGCTGCTGCCGGGCGCAATCCTTCGCCTGACCTGTGCGGAATGGTGGAAACGCAAACTGTGGCTGTTACGTTGCGAGTGGAGAGAAGAACAACTCCGCGCCGCCTGTCTGGTTTCCAGAAAAACATCGCCCTATCTGAGCCAGGACGCGTTAAGCGAGTTTCGCGCACAGCGCGAGAAAACACGCGATTTCCTGAAAAGTTTCATGCTGGAAAACGAAGACGGGTTCACGATTGATCTCGAGACAGTGTATTACGCGGGAGTAAGTAACCCGGTTCACCGTAAGGCAGAAATGATGGCCACCATGAAGGGGCTGGAACTTCTGGCCGAAGCCCGTGGCGACAAAGCGGTGTTTCTGACTGTCACCTGCCCGTCAAAATACCACGCTACAACAGAGAACGGTCATCCGAATCCCAAATGGAACGGGGCCACCATGCGCGACTCCAGCGATTACCTGGTTAACACGTTTTTTGCGGCGGTCCGCAAGAAACTGAACCGCGACGGCCTGCGCTGGTATGGCATCCGCACGGTGGAGCCTCACCATGACGGCACCGTGCACTGGCATATGATGGTCTTTGCTCATCCGGAAGAAATCGACACCATTGTGTCCCACACCCGCGATATTGCCATTCAGGAAGATCGTCACGAGCTGGGCGATGATATTACTCCGCGCTTTAAGGCGGAGTATGTCGACGGCTCAAAAGGCACGCCAACCAGCTACATCGCCACCTACATCGGAAAAAACCTGGACAGCCGCGCCGTGGATGGCATCGACCCGAAAACAGGCAAACCACGCGTTGACCACGAAACCGGAAAATCAATGACCGAGAGCGTGGAACGCGCCATTGGCTGGGCGCGCCTTCACCGGGTCCGCCAGTTCCAGTTCTTTGGCATCCCCTCCCGTCAGGTGTGGCGTGAACTGCGTCGCCTTGCCAGCCAGATGGCACGCAACCCGGAAGGCCCGCAACGGCTGAAGGATGACGCAATGGATGCGGTTCTTGCTGCCGCTGATGCCGGATGTTTTGCCACCTACATTGAGAAACAGGGCGGCGTACTTGTTCCACGCAAAGACTACCTGATTCGCACCGCCTACGACCTCGCCGATGAGCTGAACGATTACGGCGAACAGAGCGTACAGATTTACGGGATCTGGTCACCACTCATCGGGGAATCCTCCCGTGTGTGCACGCATCCGGATAACTGGAAGCTGGTAAGACGCAAACCGGAAGCGGAAGACAGCGCCCGCGAAAATGGTTTTGACCTTCAGGGCGGCCCTGCCGCCCCTTGGACTCGTGGCAATAACTGTCCCCGTGTACAGGAAACAGGCAACAGCGGGACAGAACAGTCGAAAGAACGGCCAGCACCGTGGCCGCAGCTTCCTAACGGCGTTGAAGTGAACGAATGGATGCGCTCACTGAAACGGCACGAACGCCGGGCGCTGATGCGTTCGCTTCGTGACAAACAGGCAAAAAACAGCAGTGATGAAATGCAGAGCTGGACACAGAGCCGCAAACAGCAGCGGCCTTTGCCTGATAACCACGAATTACTCGCTAAAGAATGGCGGGAATCTGCCGAATCTCTCGGCCTGCATATCGGTGAACAGCAGATGCAGCACCTGTTACGGGGCGGCAGCCTGTACGTTGACGGCAGCATCATTGCACCGCAGGGATTTGAAATTGTACGCAAACCGGATACCCGCCCGGCCAGCCGAATTACGCAGCTCTGGCAGCGCCTGAGCCGTAATCACGGCGTAAGCAGCACAGAGATCCGTCATAACCCGGTCGCCAGCTATCTGGAACAACTGGGGGCATCAGACCCCGAAGCCGCCGCACGTCTGGCATCCACACTTCAGCAGGACCAGAACACCATGAAAACCCCCGTTACCGTGCTTTCTGACATGCTGCGCGCCATCCGTGACGCAGAGCACGCACAAAGAATCAATGAAACCACTGAACGCGCCCGCCGCAAGGCTACTTTGCTCCAAAAGAGAGGCAAACAGCACTTTAGTAATCAAAATGATGATGAGAAAAAACAATTACAAAGTTGGATATGCCTTTTCCATCATGAGGGATGAGATGTGAATCGCTAACCGAATATTGTGTTGAATAGAATGCAATTGATATAATTCCCCTTAATTCATTGAAAACTGGATTTTTTGCATAACTATGCAAATATCTATGGACGGCGACGATGTTTTTTATCGGGAAAACTCAAGTGCCATGTTAAGATTATGTTTATTTTTTACTGAGAAAATCGTGGATGACAAAGCCTTCTCATTTTAGAACCCCTCTTCGTTATCCGGGAGGTAAGGCAAAATTCTTGCCACATATTGAACAAATACTCCGCAACAATGATCTCATTGGTGGATGTTATGCTGAACCTTATGCAGGTGGAGCCGGTGTAGCATTAGGTTTGCTCCTTAACGGTCTTGTTGAAAATATCTTCATAAATGATATTGATCCTGCCCTTTATTCTTTTTGGTTTGCAGTGGTTAATCATAACGATCTGTTATGTGAAATGATTGATGAAGTTCCTGTGACTATTGAAAATTGGCATACTCAAAAGGAGATACTCCTAAACAATGATAAATATAGTATGCTTGAAGTCGCATTATCTACTTTCTTTTTAAATAGAACAAACCGTTCAGGAATACTTAAGGCTGGCGTTATTGGAGGGAAAGAACAAAAAGGACCATGGAAGTTAGATGCAAGATTCAACAAAAAAGAGTTAATTAAAAGGATTGAACTAATTGGTGCATATAAGGAGAAAATTTACGTATCGAATTTTGATGCTGTAGATTTTCTGCTACACCAAAAAGCATTGCTACCCCAAAATAGTCTAATATATCTTGATCCACCTTATTATGTTAAAGGAGCAGAGTTATATAGAAATTTTTATAAACATGATGATCATGTAAAAATCGCTAATACACTACGGGAAATTCAACTACCTTGGGTTGTGTCTTATGACAATGTGCCTGAAATAAAAAGCATATATCATGAATTCAATATGACTGATTATACGCTTAATTATACTGCACAAGATAAGAAAAAAGGTCTAGAAATTATCATTTATAATCATGGTATAAAAATCCCTGACATTTAAATTTAAGGATGATATAGATGATTAAAGAAATTAGTTTTAAAAAATTTAAGAAACTGATAGATATTGACTTCTCATTCAATGAAGACATCAATATAATATCAGGAACCAATGGGACATGTAAGACAACATTGCTTCATTTAATTAGCAATGGTTTCCAAATGCCACCATCTCGATCACAAAATTATTCAAATAGTAATTGTGTTAGAGTTATAAAATCTATAAACAAAATAGCCAACCCCAAAATGGAAGCAATTGTTAGGGAATCAAAAAATTACACCGATCCGGCAGAGGGAACAAAAGGTGTGTTATTTTCTATTAACTATTTGGATCATAGCACACTAGACTTCAGAAAGCACAACTCAAAAAATCCAGACGAAGCGCAACGGTATGCTATCAAACCAGTATACCCACGCGGAAAAGAAAAACAATCACTTCCAGCTAAACCAGTTTTATATCTTGGATTATCGCGACTATTCCCAATTGGTGAAACTAAAGACGACGCCCTTACAAAAATTCCGTTAAACCTACCAGAAGAGTATGTTGGTTATATATCGAAAATATATAATGAACTTTTGGGCATTAATATTATAAATATAGAATCAAACAATATCGGAGATTTTAAAGCTGGCCCATTATTTGATACCGATAACCCAGCAATTGATTCTAATACCATATCATCCGGGGAAGACAATATATTCATTATAATCAAGGCATTAGTTAGCCTTAGGTATTATTTTGAATCACTTATTCAATCCACTGATCAAAAAGAAAGCATTCTGTTAATAGATGAATTTGATGCCACTTTACATCCTTCTTTACAGATAAGATTATTAGATAAAATTTATCAATACGCAAAAGATTATAAGATTCAAGTATTTTTCACAACGCACAGTCTGACATTGCTAGAATATGCTTTTCATAAAAAATACCATGTTGTCTATCTAATTAACAATATTACAAAGGCTCTGCTTTTGGATAATCCTGATATATTAAAAATAACAATGTATCTGAAAACACAAACAAAGGATGAGATATACACAAGGAACAAGATACCAGTTTTCACGGAAGATGAAGAAGCTCGCTTTTTATTTAATGAAATACTTGGTTATTGGATAAGCAAATATCCAAATTTTGCTATAGTTAGTAATTCATTTCACTTAATTGATTGTTTCATTGGTGCAGACAATTTAAAAACTATTTTTAATGATTCTCATCTTAAGGAAACCTCGTTAAAATCAATTTGTATTCTTGATGGAGATCACAGCCCTGAGGATCAGAGAGGAATTATATCACTGCCGGGTGAAAAAGCTCCAGAACAATTGATATTTGAGCATTGTGAGCACCTTTATAATACCGACGACTCTTCCTTCTGGGAAAATCAGGATATAATTAACAATGGTTTTTCGAAAGAGTTATACTTACTCAAGATACGTCCTCAATTACAATCAATTGAAACTGAAATTCAGAAAAGAAAAGACAACCATGAGTCTACATCCGGTTTAAGAAGAAAATTAAATAAGAAAATATTCAATCAGCATATTGAATTCTTTAGAATGATTACAAGAAACTGGTTAGACAAACCAGAAAATCAGAAATCTCTCCAGTATTTTTACAATGGATTACGATCCTTATTCTACCGGGTTACACCAACAAACGGCATTGACAGAAAAATTTGGGATTTTGACTATAACAAAATCATTAAAGAGGATAAATAATATATTCTAATAGGATATAAACATCAAAGCTATATTTTTTACACATATCAAGAGTAAAAAATAATTTAACTTTTACATAACGACCTCTTTTACAAATAAGTAGAAAAGGTCGTTATAACTCTCATCTCCATAGCATGTAATTTTCTTTGCATATTTTCACATAACAGTCAGGGATGTATTTATAAGCAACGTCGTATACATAGGCTCAATTTTTCTATAAATAAGCACTCCGTTCGGTTTGCACAATAGTGCACAAATTTGCACAATTTTTTTGAACGACTTTTTACCCTTCTGGCCCGCGTGGCGGCTGGATCCGTCAAGGATCCGTGCATGCACAAAAAAACGCGTTTTTTCTGCGCGCAGGTGACGGGGGAACAGCCCGCGTTTCAGGGGGTAAATAGCATTCCCTGAACGATGTCGCAGAGACACAACAGAATGGCTGTATTTCTCACGCTGAGCGTGAAAAATACGTGAGGGATTCTGATTTGATGGGGTGAAAGGTAAGGCCGTCAAAATCGCACTGAGGCGGCGAAGAACATGCAGTCAACGCGGTGGGATTGCGTAAGAGTCTGACCGTCGATGGTGGCGATATACTGTAAAGCGTCGTGAAATTATCTGACTGATACAGGAGCTGGAGAGTCGGGGCATAAATTTTTTATGCCCCGGCGAAGCAGCAGACAAGCGAAGCGCGTCAGGATGTGAGCTGGGTATCTAACAGTGCGTAAGGGTTAAAGCGGATCACCTCTTCGCCAAGCCAGTCATTGATGTGCTTCATGGCCTCCATGATGGGCATCAGCTCGTTAATTGCGTAAACCCGCGCGGCCTTCTCCACATCACCAAACGCACTTTTTTCACCCGGCATCGCCCCCATTAGTTGCGGCGGAACGCGGTGCGCAGCCAGCACATCATCACGGGATGCCGCCTTAACATTCATGAACTCATCCTTTGCGGTGATCTGCTGGAACGGCAAAATTTGCACCCCCTCTTTGCCCCCGTTGGGCGCATGAATGAGCACGTTTTTAAACGCACCGCCACCACGTGCACCCTGTAGCGTTTCTTTCAGAGAGTCCATGCTTTCGCGGTTTACCTGCGCTGCACCGATGTAGATGATGCACCCGGCGTGGGATCCGTTGTCGTAATACAGTTTTCTGAACATGTCCGCCGAATGAGACAGGCTGGCCGAGAGTAATGCGCCGAGATATTCCGGCATGCCGTAGATTTCCTGGTTAATGTCAGGATTCATCAGGTGGCACACTTTGCCAGGGCGAAACTGGAACGCATCCTTGCCATCCTGCACATACCACCATGATTCAAGATCGCTTCCGCGTCGTATGTATTTCGCCAGGGCGTGCCGTAATTTAAGCGGTTCGCCGAGCATATTGCTTCGAAGCTCAAGGAATGCGTTACCGAACACAAACCAGTCCAGCGCCAGTGCCGAGAAATCCTGCCGGGAAAGCAGCGGGTGCGGGATGTAGCAACCGAGCAATACATTGCGCTTAAAGTAAAGCGCAGACTGATGCCAGGACGTTTGCCGGGCGGCTCTTGCCAGACCGTACCAGTCCACCGGGGTTTCATACCACCGCCCGTTATCAGCACAGTACATATTGTCCAGCAAATCATGCCCGGTCAGGCGATAAGGACCATCAAAAGTGAATGCACTGAGCGACGATTCTTTCCTGAGTGCATCAGCGAGATCAATGCGTGAACTCATGCGCACTTTTTTATTTTTTCTGCTCATCAGAACTCCATAACCGTGAAACGCTCGTTTTCTCCTTCGCCGCCAATTGGTTCGTTAATGACAGCAAGCATGGTTGCCCACGCAAGGTCGCCGTGGCTGATCCCCCTCGCGCGGTCCGTTTCGTAAGTGATAAAGCCGCCCGGTGTTTTCACCTTACGCACGGCGTTAAAGGCCGCGACCAGCTCGCGTTCGGCGCGATCGTATTCCCACCGCCCGGCACGCATTATTTGCAGCATTTTCAGTACAAGCGACCGTTTTGATGACAGCGTGAAGGTGTACGGAATAGCGGCAGGGAAAAACCGTTTCACTATCTGATAAACAGCCTCCCCGTTCCCGCCCGTCACATCAATGCCGATGTGTTCCACGTTGTAGCGATACGTGAAATCTTCAATGACTCTGGCCTGTTCTTCAAACTCCAGCCCCTGAACGCGTCGCGTCTCCACCGTTCGAAAACGGCCACCAGGAACAGCCGGAGGAACCACCACGGACACAGCGCCGCTGTCGCCGTTGCCACTGCTGCCGTTTGCGTCATACCCAATCCATACCGGACGATTCCCCATCGGGCGGGGAGCAAAAGGTTTCCAGTCTTTCCAGTCGTCGTATCCGTCAACACCGCAGCCAATCAGGATATTCAGGTTAAATGCCGATTCCCCTTCGCGGACAAACTCACACATATAGAGATTGAGGAACTCGTCTTCGGTGTTTTCATCACGAATTTCGTCGATATCGGTGTGTTTCCAGCCGTGATTAACCACATCTTCCAGCGTGACAATTTGCCGCCACGTCCGGTCAGGGCAGATAAGCCCGTTATGCAGTGTTTTCCAGTCCACAGAAAAACGCTGGCGTTTATGTGTGGCCTTTTTCTCGTTCCAGCGGTCGCCGTTCCAGTAGGCGTATGCTTCGTGCGTTTCGGTGGATGGCGTGGAGAAGTAGGTGCGCCGCAATCCGCTGAGGGTTGCCATAGCGCCAGCCACCTTGCGCAGTTCAGCAAAGCGACTGACCCAGAAAAATTCATCAAAATAAAAATTGCCCGTATAGGACTGCGCCGACGCAGCAGAAGTGCCGAGAAAATGCAGCTCTGCGCCGTTGGAGAGGATGATTTTATCGCCCCCTTTCAGCTCCACATCAACTTCAGCCGCAGCCTTCTGAATAATGCTTTTAAACTGGAACGCCTGACGACGCGACGCAGACAAAAAAATCTGGTTACGCTGGTAAGGTTGCGCCACATCGTCACGCAGCGCCATCAGCAGTGCTTCCTGTGCAAAATACCAGGTCGCGCCAATCTGTCGGGATTTCAGGATCATCCTGTTACGTATCCCGGCTTCCCTGCAAAGGGTCAGGGAGTCAAACCAGCCCCGCTGATGCCACTCCAGCCTGCTGATGATTTTTTCCCGCAGTGCGGCAATCTGTTCCGGCGTGAAATGATTTTTGAGTTTTTTCGCCCGGCCTTTCTTTCCTGTGGCCGTCGCATCCGGCTGGCCATCATGCATTTTTTTAAGCTGCCGGGTCAGCAGGTCAATTTCCTTAAAGTCACCGCCTGTTTTATTCTGTTTTTCAGTAAGCTGGATGAGGCGCGCATCGATGGACTGCGTGACACGCTGCACGGGTGGCGTTTCATCCCACTGGTCGCGTTTTTTCCACGCATAAATCGTGTTCGGGTTTATTCCCATCAGACGTGATATTTCTGCGGGCGGATATCCACCACGTCATACCAGCACGACGCCCCAATCAGTTTCCCGGCAGTAACCAGTGAATCCAGTTTTGCCCTGATGGCACTGATAACATCTTTCACGTTCGCAGGCGTCAGTGGACTGTCGATGGTTTCAAACTGCGCTTCCGCAATTGAATCAGCCAGCACCTGTGCGGTTCGGGTATACACCTCAAAGATGTAGGCGTTCGTTTCCGGTGTGCGGTTGCCCCAGAAGCGGAACCCGTTGCGACGAATAATGGTCGTGATTTCTTTGTTGTTGAGGCTGTTGGCATCGCTGTCTTCGGCCTGCAACGACCAGAACACATGCCTGGACATCCCCAGCACATTTTTAACCGGAACGTTGGACAGTGATTTGTGCCATCCCTGCTCATGGTCAATGTACGCACGAAGGCCGCACGCATAGGCAGGCGCGGGGAACGTTTCGTTTTTGCCACTTTTCGGGTTGTAGGCGATGAAGTCCGGCCATAAGAGCATCACCTCACGTTCGTTGAATTTCTGGCGGTAGGTAATCACCTCAGCCATCGTGTTACAGCCGTGACATGAGGCATACACAAACGCGCGCAGTTTACCCGCAATCACGCACAGGGATTTTGTCACCGCCTCCGTGTCCAGCTCCGGCGCGGCCAGAATACGCGGACGGTATCCGATGCTTTCATCCTGCTCTGCAACAAGCAGCGCATACATCCCCGTATAGCTGCCGTCAGATTCAGAACCACCGATAACCAGTTGATCCTGCGTCTTTCCGTCTTCTTCTTTGTGTTCAGCCACGCGAACGACGATCACCTTTGTGCTCACCTGGTCTGCGATGGCCTTAAGCGCACGATAAAGCGTCCCCGTTGTCCCGCATTTTCCCAGCACGTCATTGACGCGGGTCAGCAGTGTGGGCTTGTTCAGCGGGAACAGCTTCGCGTCCGCATCATCCGCCGTTGCCACGATACCGATAACGCTGGAATCAACATCGTTAATCGCTGTTACCAGGTCGGTATTTTCCGTAACACGGGCACCATGAAAACGAGTTTCACTCATAGCTTTAGCCCCTTGTATCCGTTAAATGATTCGGCAACAATCATCACCCACCACGCGCGTAATCTCACCCCTGTGCCGTTCTCCCGATCCGGCGACAACAAAAAGCAGTAACCCCCTCCGCACGCACATGCGACCATGCCGCACAGGGAGGGAACAGATGACCGATACCACCATGCAATTGCTCAGTCAGGGCACAGACCCCGTGAAAATGCCGGATTTTGATATTCTCGCGGAGGGTAAAACGCTGTCAGGCGTGGCAGAGCGCCTGATGAGCCTGTCACTGACCGACAACCGGGGATTTGACGCGGACCAGCTCACCATCACGCTGGATGATGCGGATGGTCAGTTGCAGCTACCGCCACGGGGCGCGCGCCTGACGGTTCTCATTGGCTGGAAAGGAGAACCGCTGACAGAAAAAGGCACTTACATTGTTGATGAAATCGCTCACGAAGGACCGCCGGACAGGCTGACTGTTTCAGCCAGAAGCGCAGATTTTCGGGATGAATTTAACGTTAAACGTGAGGTGTCCTGGCATGATGTGACCGTTGAGCGTGTGGTATCCGCCATCGCTCATCGGTATGGTCTGAAACCGCAAATCAGCGAAATGCTGATGGATATCGAAATCGACCACGCCGACCAGACCGAAGAAAGCGACATGTCCTTCCTTACGCGCATGGCGGAAATGCTGGGCGCAATCACCACGGTAAAAAGCGGTAATCTGTTATTCATTATGCCAGGCGGTGGCGTGAACGCACAGGGCCAGCCGTTGCCATCGTTCGCCATCACGCGCAGCAGTGGCGATCGCCATCAGTTCCGCATTGCTGACCGCGAAGCGTATACGGGGGTACGCGCTTACTGGCTTGATCTTAATTACGGGAAAAAGAAAAAAGTCAGCGTGAAACACCGCAAACCGCCAAAACCCAAAAAGGAGAAAAGCAGCAGCCGCGAAGGTGATTATATGGAAGGCGCGGAAGGCAATGTGTTTGTGTTACGCAAGACTTATCAGAACGAGCAGGCAGCAAGACGCGCAGCGGCGGCAAAGTGGCAGCAGCTACAACGCGGAGCCGCATCATTCTCCATCACGCTGGCATGTGGTCGTGCAGAACTCTACCCCGAAATGCATGGCACGGTAACAGGATTTAAAAGCGAGATTGATAATCAGGACTGGATTATTGCAAAAGCCGAGCACACCATCGATAACAGCGGCTTTACCACGCAGCTTGAGCTTGAGGCAAAAATCCCGGAATGGATAGCAGAAACAGAGTGAGCAACTTAGAATAGCAGCAGCACCACGTTAAGGGAGGTCGCTATGTTCCGTTGTCCGCTTTGTGGCGCATCTGCCCGTATCCGCACCAGTCGTCCGGAAAATGATTCAAACACCGTGCGGCAAAAGTATTACCAGTGTAACAACCTGGAATGCGGCGTATGCTTCTCAACACTGGAAGCTTTCCATAAATTCACATCAAAACACACCTCCGGCGTTCACTCTTCAGAAGGTATCCCGTGGCATGAGCTGCCAGCTTCACACAGGGGAAACAATCAGATGAGTTTGCCTTTACCTCAGAATTAACAGGCAGAATTGCCGGAGTAACAAAAAAGCGATAGATTACGCGCGGGTGCCTTTCGGCTGATGGTCGGAGGGAATACCCGAAGGCCAGATGTGGAAAGGCCCCGGAAAACATTTCTGTTTAACCGAGGCCCTAACATATCTACCTTAAGCAAGTGATAGGTTAGCGCCTCTCCAACAAAGGAGCAAGCGCTATGTCGCAAAAATCGCTTACGGCCATCACGTTCTGCGTGACGGTAATCCTCATCATCTGGATGCTACACGGTTCGCTGTGTGAAATACGGATGAGCTTCTGGGGAGCGGAGTTTGCGGCGTTCTTACAGTGTAAGCAGTAA